AGATAGAAGAGAGAACTACCCCTTGGGCAGGAGCTTGTGGAGTCTTTCATCCAATGTTAAGTGAAGCTGTTGTCCGTTTCCAATCTCAGTCAATAGCAGAAATGTTTCCCGCCCAAGGACCAGTTCGCACTAAGTTAGTTGGTAAGATTACTACAGACAAAACTAAGCAAGCTCAAAGAGTTCAAGACTATCTTAATTATTTATTAACACATCAAATGTCTGAGTACCGAACTGAGACCGAGAAGATGTTATTCTCTTTACCCTTGGCAGGCTCTGCCTTTCGAAAAGTTTACTTTGATCCAAGCCTTGATAGACCAAGTTCTATTTTTGTTCCAGCCGAAGATGTAGTAGTTAACTATGGTGCAAGCGATTTAGAAACTTGTGATCGTGCTACTCATGTCATGCGTAAATCTTCAAACGATGTACGCAAGATGCAAGTCGCTGGCTTTTATCGTGATGTAGATATACCTGAGTCTAATGAAGGACAGTCAGATATTCGTAAGAAGTATGACGAAATGACAGGCGAATCAAAGACTTACAACTACGATGACCGACATACTATTCTAGAAATGCAAGTCAACCTTGATCTAGATGGTTACGAAGATATGATCGATGGGAATAAAAGCGGTATAGCTTTACCCTATGTAGTCTCAATAGATTATCCAAGTGGCATAGTCTTAAGTATTCGTAGAAACTATTACGAAGACGATCCTAAAAAATTAAGACGTATGCACTTTGTTCACTATCAGTATCTACCCGGATTAGGCTTCTATGGCTTTGGTTTGATACACATGGTAGGTGGTTTAGCTAAATCTGCTACTTCAATACTCAGACAATTAGTTGATGCGGGTACACTATCTAATTTGCCGGGTGGTTTAAAATCTAGAGGTTTAAGAATTAAAGGGGATGACACACCAATTATGCCCGGAGAATTTAGAGATGTTGATGTGCCGGGTGGTGCGATCAGAGATAACATTAGCTTCTTACCTTACAAAGAACCATCAGGAACTTTGTATCAACTCTTACAAAACATAGTAGAAGAAGGTAGACGTTTTGCTAGCATGAATGATATGAAAGTATCTGACATGAACAATCAAGCACCAGTTGGTACTACGCTTGCTTTACTAGAAAGAAACATGAAAGTTATGTCAGCCGTGCAAGCAAGGCTACATGCTTCGATGCGAAAAGAATTTGAAATATTAGTTGGCATAGTTAAAGACTTTACTGAACCAACTTATCCATACGAGATGGATGAAGAAGAATTTATTAAAGCTTCAGACTTTGATGATCGGGTAGATGTTCTACCAGTTTCTGATCCTAATGCTTCGACCATGGCACAAAGAATAATGCAATATCAGGCAGCCATGCAATTGGCAGCAACTTCTCCTGAAATTTATAATATGCCCGAGTTGCATAGGCAAATGTTAGAAACATTAGGTATCAGAAACGTAGATGACATTATTCCAAACAACGATGACATCAAACCTGTTGATCCAATAACTGCAGTTCAAAATTTAATTAATGGTGTACCAGTTAAAGCTTTTATTACTCAAGACCATGAAGCACATATTGAAACAATAGCAGCAGCTCAACAAAATCCTGATGTAATACAAAAAATAGAAGCAAGTCCTACAGCACAAAGTATCTTGGCTAATGCAAGTGCTTATGTAAATCAGCATCTAACTATGATGTTTAGAAAACAAGTTGAAGAAGAAATGGGTATACCTTTACCAGCAGAAGGCGAACCGCTACCAGCAGATGTTGAGAAACGTATTTCTGATCTTGTAGCTGAAGCAGCCAAACGAGTTGCGATTACTTCTCAATCAAGAGCAGAACAAGACAGAATTGCAACACAACAACAAGACCCACTTATACAAATGCGTGAAAGAGAAGTGGCAATTAAAGAAGCTGACGTACAAAGAAAAATTGCTGGCGATGCTGCACGCATACAGCTAGATGCAGAGAAAGCTAAAAACCGAGATGAGATTGAAAGAGAAAGGATAGAATCTCAAGAGCAAATTGCAGGTGCTAGCATAGGGCAAAAAGTTGCTAGTGATATGCTAGAAGCAGAGGAGAAAGCTGATAGCAAATCAGTAGAAAGATACAAGCAAGGTATTGACATTGCAAAAGATATAGCACAGAATCTAGATAGAGATGAGTGATGAGTTCCAAGAATTAGCACTTTCAGATTTTCTGAAAACTAGAATCAAGGATTTAATTACTGATCACAAGGATCACCTAGCCAATGGTACGATCAAAGATCACGAAGAATACAAAAGGCTATGTGGAATTATCGAGGGTTTAAACCTCGCAGAAAGAGAGATGGCTGACTGGATAGAAAGACACTCTCGCTAAAGGAACTCGACTCCTAAAGTCGTGCAAACATTATGACAGAAGCGGTAAAGACACCAGAACCTGACGTAGCTAGAAAACAACTGCCTGATCCAAAGGGTTGGAAAATTTTAGTTGCTATGCCACAAGCTGATGAAAAGACAGAAGGTGGTATTATTAAATCAACCCAAACAATAAAGAATGAAGAAGTAGGTAACATCTGCGGATATGTTCTTGAGTTAGGACCTGAAGCATATAACGATAAGAAAAGATTTGCTTCTGGACCATGGTGCAAAAAAGGTGACTGGGTTATTTTCCGTGCTTATTCTGGCACTCGCATGGTTATGTATGGACAAGAGTTTCGTTTAATAAACGATGATACTGTGGAAGCAGTTGTCGAAGACCCAGCAGGAGTAGTAAGAGCATGAGTGAAACAGAAATAATAAACGAAGAGCCTAACATTCCAGAACCAAGAATGTCTGACGAAGATAAATTTTTTGGTCAAACTACTGAAATTCAAACTGAAGTTGATGAAGGACTATCAGTTGAAATAGTAGACGATACTCCAGAAGAAGATCGTAGACCACCAAAAGTAGAAACTCCAGAAGTAGAAGTTACTGATGATACAGTTGATCAAGAGATTACTGATTACAGCAAAAGAGCTGGAGACAGAATTAATAAACTCAAGTATGAGTTTCACGAAGAGCGTAGAGCTAAAGAAGCAGCAGTCAGAGAATCATCTGAAGCTGTGCAAAGACTTCAAAGCTTACTCTCAGAGAATAAAAAACTTCAAGCCATGGTTGATCAAGGCGGAGAAGTTTTAAATAAGCAAGCAGCAAACAATGCAGTATGGGCAAAACAAAACGCTCAGACTATGTACAAAGCTGCTTATGAAGCAGGCGATGCAGAAAAAATGGCAGAAGCACAAGAGCAACTATCAAAGGCTGTGCTAGCTGAACAAACTGCAAGCAGGATGGCAGAGAATGTACAAGAGGAAATAATTAAAAATATTCCTGAAGAAGAAGTGCAACAGCCAACTGATCCAGCCTTGCAAGCATGGTCAAGTAAAAACCCTTGGTTTATGGGAACTGATCCTACGCATAGAGAGATGACTAGCTATGCAATGTATTTAGATCAGACTTTAAAACAACAAGGTGTAGACCCAAGCACACAAGCAGAGACTTATTACGCAAAGATAGATGAAGAAATGCGTGGTAAATATCCAAACTTTTTCGGAGTTACTCCACCTATAGAAATACAGGAAGAGACTCCAAAGCGACAACCTCAAACAGTTGTAGCACCCACATCGAGGGATAGTGGTACAAAAAAACCCTCGCAAGTACGTCTGACCCAGACTCAAGTTAAGATAGCTCGACAACTTGGTATTAGTCCGGAGCAGTATGCAAATCAATTATTAAAGGAGCAAACATGACAGAGCAAGATAACACAACTAATGTGGAGGAAAATTCTGCAGAATCTTCTGAAAACCAAGAGCGTTCCCCTAGGGGATTAAATAGTCGAGAGGCTACCCAGCGTACTAAGAACTGGGAAAACCAAGGTAACCTACCTGATCCTGACCACCAAGATGGTTGGGTATTCAGATGGATCAGAACTTCCTTAGTAGGAAACTCTGATAATCCAAATGTATCTAGAAGATTTCGTGAAGGATGGCAACCCTGTCGTTTGGAAGATCATCCAGAGTTACAGATACATATGATGGATCACGAATCTGATTGGGCAAAGAAAGGTAATGTTGAAATAGGCGGACAGCTTTTATGTAAAATGCCAAAAGAAGATGCAGACGCTAGAGCTGCACACTTTGACAAAATTGCAAGAGAGCAAACAGAAGCTGTTGACAATACTTTCTTCAAAGACCAAGACAGCAGAATGGCTACCAAACAAGTATTTGAACGCAAAACAAAAACGACTTTTGGTAAAGACTCCTAGAGTCTTTGTTTAATAATTATATTCTGTAATTAATTTTACAGAGGAGTAAAATATGGCTTCATCAGCTACACCTATGGGTGCTAGACCAATGGGATCAGCCGTATCATGTGTTTACAATGCAAAGATTACTCACTATAAGATTGCTGCTAGTTATGGCACTTCAATCTTTTATGGTGACTTTGTAAAGTGGGCGGATGACAATCCTAATACAACAATTCAAAAGGATACTGGAACTACTTCCATGACTCCGATTGGTGTGTTTTTAGGAGTTTCTTATACTGATCCTTCTACTGGTCAAGCGACCTTTAATCAATACTATCCGGCATCTACCAATGCTAGCGATATAATGGCATACGTTGCTTCCGATCCATTCCTAGTCATGCAAATGCAATCTGACGAATCGTTATCTCAAGATGATCTTGGGAAAAATGTAGCGGTAATTCAGACTGCTGGCTCGACTGCGATTGGAACAAGCAAAAATGCTGTCGATGGGAGTACAGCAGCTACTACTAACAGCTTACCACTTAAGATTATTGACTTTGTCGATGGTCCTGATAGTGCTATTGGTGACAGTAATACTGACGTACTAGTTATGTTTAACGCAGGACATCAGCTCCTGAATACAACCGGTATCGGTTAAGGAGAATAAATTATGGCTGCAATATCAAGAGCGAATGAGCTTAAACAGCTCCTTCCGGGATTAAATGCCCTCTTTGGCGAAGAGTACACAATGCATGAAAACCAGCATGAAGAAATTTATGCGACTGAAAACTCCGAAAGAAGTTTCGAAGAAGAGTTAAAGTTATCAGGTTTCGGTGCTGCTCCAGTAAAAGATGAAGGTTCTGCTATCAATTACGATACAGCACAAGAGTCTTTTGTCGCTAGATATACTCACGAAACAATAGCTATGGGATATGCTATAACAGAAGAAGCTATGGAGGATAACCTCTATGTCTCGCTTTCTGCTAGATATACCAAAGCCTTGGCTCGTGCAATGGCGTACACAAAACAAGTAAAAGCAACTTCATTGTTAAACAATGGATTTACTTCTTTTAATAGTGGTGATGGTGTTACTTTATTTAGCACAGCTCACCCACTTGTTAATGGTGCAACTAACTCAAACAGACCTGCAACTGGTGCTGACTTGA